CAGCCCCGTGGCTCCTGTGCAAAAAGAGATCTTCTGGATACTCTACGCTGCGTTTGCAGAGACTTTTCTCGGCATGGAAAAAGAGGCCGCCCTCTCCTGGGTGACCCAAGGAGGTGATCACCGTCTTAGGATCATCAACTATGGCGATGACAACGTTGTAAGTGGTGACCCTGCAGTAGTGAAAGAAGTAATCCCCTTCTTCCTCCAGTATTTGCACGTAGAGGAAGAGGTACCCCCCAAGTTTCTTGGCTTCCTATACACCGCAGGGGGTTGGAAGCTTGGGGTCCGATCATACCTGGAAAAAACCTACCTTAACGAGCGACGACCTGGATCTAACTTCAGGAAATACCCCTGTTTCGGCTGGGTAGAGAAGCGCAAGATCTACGCCAAATTCGGGGTGCCGGAGCTCTTGACCTCCGTTTTCCCAACGGAAGAGAGTCTCCTCCACGCCGCCGATTTGCCCTGGAGCAGCATTGTTAGGCAAGCCGCCATCGAAGGAATTCAAGCGCGCGACCTTACTGGCCTACTCGACCCTAATTGGGCCTTGGGTAAGGACTGGCTCATGACTCCCGAAGAAAAACTAGCAACAGGGGAATTCGAAGGCTTTATGCCAGAGGAAACCTCAATATATCTGAAAGCCCTACTGTCCAAAGAATGGAGCAACATGTTAAGATGGTAACAACTTCTGACCTCGAAAAACAGCTACTCCTCAACGCGGAGCGCTCTGTCAGCCAATCGTTTCACCCGCCCGCTGAAGGCAGCCCTAATGTAGAAATCGCAGGGAGAACGCTCGCCTCCGGTCTCTTCATAATGTCTGGACCAACTGCCTCGGGTAAGTCCACTAATTCACTAGCCCTCGCCCTAGAAATAGGTCAGCCCGCGGGATGCGTGAACTACATGTACGTAATGGAGCCCCGAGCTCATGGTCGGTACAACGACCAACTCGTAAACGCTTCTCTAACACACGAGACGATGGAGCACATCTTCGAATCATACTCCACTTCTCCAGTACGATACGTCGTCATAGACTCAATGACGTACATTATCCCAGCCATGGGCGTTCACGCGCTCGGTGGCCAGGAAGACGTCACCATGGAGAAGGGCCTAAGAAGGAGTGAAATTCTCGGCGTCCTTGCTCTGGATGCCAAAGCTAGGACCTATGATCTAACCGTCATAGGCACCATCAACGCCGAGCTCTTTCCACGCCCTCAAGTTCTAGAGGGCGCTTGTGAGGGAGCCATCAACCTTGAGCACACACCTGGACACTTGGTCATTCGTGACAGAACACACCGGAGTAATGCAGGTCTCGTGCTCTCAACGGCGTCAGTATCAGCCGCGCGTCGCCTGCTAGGCCAAACTCGCGAGCTCAGTCACTCATCTTTCGG